TTACCACCAAAGTGACTATCTGCGAACTTAATTGCGGCTTTAGCCCACTCTTGTTTAACTGGGGATGCCTCGTGTAGTGGCTCGCCAACTCCCAAGAGGCAGTCGCATGCGGCCCACAAATCTCCAGCGAAAGAGGTGAGGGCGCGCTCGATGACGCCAGAAGCAAAAAAAGAACCGGGACCATACTCTCGAAGGATATCATTTGGATAAGGGACAGCACAAAACGGGGCCTGGGGATAATCTTTGTCTCCCGAGTTAGGAATTAGGGAAATTCCAGCAAAATACTTTCTATTCTTATAAATGTAGTCGGCGATTTCGTCCCATTCGTTCTCTCGAACATGAATGGTGTTGGAAACATTGTGGCTTAGCCATGGCTTGGCACACAAATCTTTGTTGGTTCCGTATCGGACCCAGTTCTGTTGCGTTAATTTGACACTTTCCAGTAGTCTCGATGCATCAATTTGATTTTTTGTCTTGGCGCCTGTGGGGACTTCACAAAGAAATGTAATGACTTCTGTTACACCATTTGGATCCCAGACGGATTTTTCCACGGCGCGTGGGTTAAACTTTTTAAAGTGCTGGACTGGATTCTCTTGCACATTTGCTTGGACTCGGCGGAAGTATCTTTTAGCATGGTGAGGATGAATCCCCGACGCCGTGCCAAGAATGCAGCTCGTTGATCCAGCCGGCTTTACACAGGTTGTTCTGGCAGCTTGATTGATGCCAATAACATTTGCTACATATTTATTTGTCTCTTTGACAACTTTTGCGCCGTCCCGTTGAACTTGTGCGTCGAAAAGAATTTCCGGGTTATCCATCATACCAGTAATTGACACGCCCAAAAGGGATTCGCGTCGTGTAATTCTTTCTGTCACTTCTCCCAAGTAAGGGAAACTAGTATACGCCGACTGGAGCGTGCCAATAATGGCGGCAGCGCGGCAGGCGTTGTGAAAATTCTCTGGAGTGTTTGCCTTCTTGCCATTGATTTCTGTCAGATTGCAGAACTGCCAACCAGATTCGCCGGTTTCAATGTCTACGGGGTATAGTCCAATCTCCACACACGGATTGAACCCCATCTCCGCATTGTCCGCCCAAACAAACCCGGGCTCTCCGAATTCGCGGACCCACCCCATTAATTGATTAAAGGTCTCTTTGGTGGTCTCATCTCTTACAAGCAGGGCGCTGTTGTTTGAGCGGCCTCGCTGGGGGTTTTCAACGAACCAATTGCCAGTTTTTGCTGTGGCCATCTCTTGATCATCAGGGGAGAATAGGGCAATCGTGGCAGAGCGACGAACTCCGCCAGATATCACAGCATCAGCGGCATGCATGATAATATCATAAATATTGATGGGACTTAGGCGACGTCGGTTTTCGTAACCTAGACTGGTTTCAAATACTTCTCGGATTTTTTCCAAGGAGCGCTCAAGGCCGGCGGGGCCTGGGGCTTTTGCACCCGAACTAAGGGGGGATCCCGCAGGCCGGACCTGAGAATAATCAAATTCAACGTTGAGGCCGACATACTCATCAAACTCGGGGTTTCCTCCAAAATAACTATTCACTAGAACACCTACCGCATCAGCCCATCCCTCAATTGTGTCTGGAACGACAAAAATTTTAGGAGGAGAAATCCTGCTTGGGCGTGCAGCTAACGGGAGTTGATCTATATGGTGTTTTTGAACAGAAAATCCGATGCCACAACCACATAAAAGAAGATACATTAGCTCCTGGAAGGATCTAGTGCGGCTGATATGGCCGAAACCACAGTTATATACGCGTGCATTATGTTTAAAGATTGGTGTTCCACCGAACTGAAGAATTCTTTGAGATCCTAAGACCTCCTTCTTTTGAACTGCCGATTCTGCCTCTTCTATCAGATAGAGGGCCTCTTTATTATCTTTAAACTTCTCCCTATGCATATCAAAAACCCGCGTTACTTGTTCTTTCCACGTCTCGCGTCTTTGGCTTTCTGGCAAATATTTTGCATATTTTGCAATTCTTGTATATTCTTGTAGTGTGTTAATTGACATCTATTTTCCCCCATCCTTCTTAGTTTTCTTATATAATTTAATTAATTTCTTCTCTTGTCTCTTCTTGGCTTCCTTCTTGACTTCCCCGATGGTTTCACCAGTTGAGGACTGAACATTTATCGTTACATTCGAAGTGTCCATATGAATTGGATAAATTAGTCCATCGGGACCATTCCTATTCTTAGCAACAAAAATACGTCCAGTGTTGGCCAATTTATCTTCCGCCGTTCTGGATATTGAAAAAATAAAATCTGCAACAAAACATTTGTTAAAAGCCTCCGATATTGATTCCATTGTAATAACTTCAGCATTCAATCCAGAACGATTTGTTTGAGAAGCAGTCCAGACACAACAATTGTATGTCTGAGCAATTGCTCGAAGCTGTTCATAAATAGTCTCCAGCTCGTGCCTTTTCTCCCTTAATGTTGAAATTGGTCGTAATAAATCTCCATAGTCAACGAGAACCATGTCGGGGTTAAACCCCCGAGTCATTAATTTCTCTATATGGCTTTTCAGCGTCTGACAACTAGCTGACTTTGTGGGGTATTCTTTTACGATTAGTTGGCCCTCAATCATCTGAACCTTTTCGTAAATTTCCTCTTTGAAATCCTTCAAATCGTTAAGGGGAACGTTGGTTATACAACTATCGAAACGAGAACCAACGACCGTTTCTGATAATTCCAGCGTATAATATACTACGTTCTTTCCCGCCTTTAATGCTTGGGCGCCAATGTGAACGAGGGCCATACTCTTTCCGGCGCCAGTGGGAGCAATAACTACCCCCAACTCCCCCTGGCCTAGGCCCTGATGGGTGATCGCGTCAAGCTCCTCCCAGCCGGTACCAATGGGGTTTCTAGCCTTGAATAAAAAGCGTTGTTCAAAGTCCTTCACATAGTCATGGCCAAAATTAGAGTCCGATCCGAGCTTCAGCGCTTCATTAATAACTTGCGAAATCTCGTCAAAAGAAGAATTTTTTAATAACTTCACCGACTTGAGCATCGCCTCTTTCAATTTCTGCTTTCTACAAAAGTCCAGAGCTGTCTCAATAATATACTCGGAATCTTCGATTCTCGTCTTAGAGATTCTAGCGAAAAAGTGCCTAAGCTGTTGCTGGACCGATTCATTTTCCGTGCCGATCTCTGTCCGCAAAATAGAGGTCATGATCTTTTCTGTCGGATGGACAGAATACTTTTCCCGATATTTCTTGACCAGCTGAACAAATGTCTGAAGGTATTTAAGCTCCAGAAAGTTAATATTCAAAACCTCAAACATCTGATCTGCGAATGGCCTATCGACCAAGATCAGATGACATAAAGTTTCCTGAAAGTCTTTGCCATATTGGCTAAAGTCCTCCTTCGGCATTGAACCCCCCTATCTATCTTAATATAACATGAGAATTATTGCCTGTCAAGCTTTACTTGAAATTCTTTTGAAGGTTGAAAATAGATCGGACGTATCCCAGTTTCCAAAGCCATCTTCTGCCATTCGCTTAATTACTTCTGTTTTATTAAATTCTGGAGTGAAGTTATCAAGAGTGTGCTTTACCTTAATTTTATCGTTCAAGGACATTGTCGGTGCGTAAAGCTGCATGATTTTATAATTTTCCTCGATGACCGCTTGCGCCTCGCAAATAGAAGAGAAAGCCTTTAATCCAGTATTATCATTTTCGCAAAATTCTATAAGGTCGCTGATTGTTACCGATTTTTCTTCGGCGAAGAATGGGAGCCTCTTCGAGATGGTCCCAAGTCCGACACCCTTTACTCCCGGGAGATTATCGGACTTATCTCCGGCCATGGCCCGGGCAAGGGCGAAATTAGTAGGATGGATGCTAAACTCTTCTAAAATTCTCGGCTTGTTGACAAACTTCTTCTGTATAGGCCGATAGAGCACTGTCTCGTCATCACATAGCTGGAAGAAGTCTTTGTCGCTAGAAATAATTATTTTTTCCCATCCGGAATATTGTGGAGACTGTGTAACATAAGAAATTATATCGTCAGCCTCTACCCTGTCTGCCATCAATTGAATAACCGGCATGAAATTCAGCATCTCCATCAAACGATATTGCTGCCAAACTTTGTTCTGCATTTCTTCGTCTTTTGTTAATACTCGAACATCTCGGTTTAGGCGAATTGGTTTTCGACCTTCTTTATAATTAGAGTTAACCTCTTTTCTCCGGA